CAAAAAGCCAACCAGGCAAAGTTTGCGCTGATCGGCTTAATGGTGTAACTTGTCAGTGCGACGTGACAAAGAGTGAAGCTATTATCCTTCCTCTTTGTCGCTGTGTCAAGCCTTATTTAAAAAGTTATCCACAGAGTTATCCACACAACTCTTTAATGATAGCAATAGTCTACGGAGTTATCCACAGACTTATTCACAAGACACCGACAGCCACCGTCTTAGGCTACACGCTAAAACTAAGATCAGTTTTGCAGAACTGCGAATGCAATCGGCATTACCAAGTGCTTAAAACCCTGCTCGGGCAAGACGACAACTGTCTTAGAGTAACCACATGCAAGCCGAAAGGTTTAAATGCCAGAAAACAACAGCAACATAATGGCGCAGGGATTAAGGGTTGGTTCGCCTTAGCTACACGAGTACCTAGCAGTGTTTATCCTTTGCAGGGAAAGAGTTGAATAATGTCAGGAGAATATGAAATGGCATGGACAGAATTAACAGCAGAACAGGTTTTATTGAATCAGAAGAAGCACAAAAATAGGCTTAAAAAGCACAGAAAGCGTGTAGTAGGAAAATACAGAACAAAGGTTAAGGATAAATCTACGAGACAGAAAAGGGTAAAGAAGCGCGTAGAAAGAGAGCGATCTCAAGGAATAGATGATATTGCCCCATCAAAGGTTATGGGGGGCTTCTTTAAATATCAGAACCCCTCGCCATGCAAGCAATTTAATAAAGAAGAAATTGCAGAATTGAACAAATGACAACTATTCACAGGAGAACGAGATGGGAAATGAATATTATTTAATTACATATATACTCAAAAGTAGCTTATCTGGTGAAACTACTACCACTACAGCTATAGACCACCCTATTATTTTATGGCTAATGGGTATGCAAAAAGACAGAAACCCAGGCAGCATAGCGATAATATATTCTCAGCAAATAAGTGAAAGGGATTATATTAGATATATTTCAGGTGAATGAGATGAAAGATAGTATATTAATAAGACTTCAAAACCTTGAGTTCAGAGAAGAGTCGAGGCTTGAATATCATCGTCGTCCAGAATATAGTTCGCTTCCTGGTTCGGAATGGGAAAGAGATGACGCCAAGGAAGAGATTGTCGAACTAAACAAAATGATGTCCTGGTTGGAGGGGTTAGAATGACATACGAAGAATTAACTGCAAAAAGACATCAACTACAAATACAGATAGCTGGCATTGATAAACAGCTAATTCTCCTTGTTGGCGATCCTGCAAGACAGATCCTATCTTTTCTCAACGAGAAGACAGGAAAAAAATACCGGCCCGTAGCAGCAAACCTCAGAATGATACGGGCGAGGCTGAAAGAAGGGTGCAGTGTCGAAGAACTGCGCCAGGTAGTTGCTATGAAATGTCGAGAATGGAGAAACAACAATAGAATGCAGCCATATTTACGCCCGGCGACTCTTTTTAACGCCACAAAGTGCGCTCAGTATATTGGAGAATTGAAATAATTATGTGTAATAAATGTGTATTGGCAGTACAGAAATATTATCCGGGCCTAACAAAAGAAGAGCAGGGTGAAGTTCTAATAAATGCGACTGCATTTCCAATGGGAAGCCAAGATTTGATAGAGCGGCAACTGAAAGGGGTTCGCGAAGCTACAGATGGTTCTTTCGGTCAGGCGATGTGGTATGCAGAAATGAAGCTGGATGAAGAGTACAAAAAGTATAAACAAGCCAATAAAGGTGAAGGGGAATGAGTGAGTGGAAACCAATAGATACAGCACCAAAAGATGGTTCGCATATACAGCTGTATAGGCCTGAAATTCAGTTTGTTGGATATTACGGCGGAGCCAATTCAGGGTGGAGAATAAATGCGCCGGGACTACCTGCCATGTTCCCACTCCCTACCCACTGGATGCCGCTACCAGAGCAACCAAAATGAAACAGGATATTTATAATGCGCTGCCCAGATTGTAATAGCACATTCAGAGGCAAGATTTGCGCCTGTGGGTACTCACCGAACAAAGTCAGCAAGCGCGAAGAGATAGTACGCTGTAATCGCTGTAGCACCATGACACAAAGTAAATATCTAAAGTCATACGGAAATGAAAAGATCTGCGGTAACTGCCTTGAGATCGCCGCTATACCGCTTGACGAGATAGAATACTACCGTGGACTTGCGAACAAATACGGATTTAGGCTCTACCACATCAGAACACATTTACGTGCAGCTAATTTTCTAAACCAGGATATTGGAAGTTACCTGGCTGAAATGCCGAGAACACATGAGGCGTACACTGATTATTTTAAGGGTACGGAAAACGAAGAACTGGCAGAGAGCATTGCCGGACAAATTATCAACCAACAAGAGGTAAGTTAAGATGGATATTGCAATAATGATACAAGAGTTAAGAGATGTAAAAACAATGCCTGGATTAAATAATTTGCGAGGGAAAACCTTTGAAGCTATGGGGTCCGGCAGCAAAGAGACGTTTGATTTAGTGCAGGGTGAGTTTAGAAAAGCTAAAAATAGATTGGAACGGATACCACTTAGCCAGAGGACCTGGTAACAATAACGTGAGCGGTACATAGGTGAGTAAATATAACCTGAGAGGTAAGTTAAGATGGAAAATCGTATAGCAGGATCATCAGCAGCAGGATCAAAAACGGCTACAGAAGTGGCTCCAAAAGTAACAATCATTGATGGCTTTATTGCCGAAAGTAAAACGCAAATAGCGGACATGAGAGGGGTTAATGGCCAAATACTGGACATCTTAATTCGTTTGCGCGGGGAAGAGTCTGTTGCAGCAGAGAAGCAAGAGGAACCAAACCCCAGTAACATCAAAGAACAACTTGATTACATCACCAATGTAAACAGAACTATCATCAATTCGATCAGAGAAAAATTGAGTGAATTAGAGGAATTTATATAGACATAGATGGCAACAGGAGAACTGATATGTATTGTGATAAGTGTGGGATGTACTGGGAATTGTGTAGGTGTGCCGCTATTGAAGAAAAAACTGGGGCCAGCAAAGAACAAAAATTTCATAGTGTGCTGCTGCATTTACGCAGAAATTATAGTCATGGCGTAAGCACATACGGTAAGTGCTGTGTTGATAACTGCAAAAATAATGCTCGTGGCTCAGGAAAGTGCGCTGAACATTTAGAAGCAGAGATTGCTGAAATATTGGGTGACAAAAGTTTAGCCAATAAAATACACGAAGGAACGAGAAAAGTCTGGATGGATATTGCCCTGGCATTGGAAATGATTGAAGAAAAAGAGGGTGGTTGAATGAATATCTGCAATAACGAAGGCTGCACTAATCAGGTGGCTGTAAAAGGCCAGTGTCGAAGTTGCTACAAATATCAGTACGACTTCGGAAAACTGAAGATAATCCAGGCAAACAGGCTCAAGCCGATTGTTCAAAGTGATGGGTGTAATTGGCCTATTTCTGAGTATTTTGAACATGAAAGCCCTGATCAATAGAATTCTGCTCAATTTATATGCAAGGTCGTGGATTAGCTCATCGACACTACTGAAGTGGAAGAGATGACCGAATTAACTTTCGTCCGCACAGATCTTGGCATATATCCTGCTGGCAGGGAGACAGAGGAATATGTGTCAAAGATGAAATACGGCGAGCAGATATCGGCTGATTTCCATAAGCGCAGGAATGTAAAGTTCCACCGGAAGTTTTTTGCTATGCTCAATGTAGCCTTCGATATGTGGCAACCTGGGGATCTAACAACCAAGTATGGTGTTGTAGAAAAGAACTTCAATCAGTTCCGTTCAGATCTTATTATCCTGTCTGGATATTATAGCCAGGTATTTAGAACTGATGGAAGTGTTAAGATTAAGGCTAAGTCGATTAGCTTCAGCAGCATGGACGAAGATGAGTTTGAGAAGGTTTATTCTCAGGTGCTTGATGTGGTTTTACAGAAAATATGCCCAACAGTGCCAAAAGAAGAGCTTGAACATTCTATTGATATGGCAATGGGGTTTGCATGAACGTGACACACGTGAACATAACGAGGTGAAAATATGGAATCGAATTCAGATATTTGCGGTTTGTGCGGAAAGCCTGGAGCAGATAAAATGGCAATGTGGACTGGTGGTGGCATTTATTGGCCAGGTGAAGAAATCCCTGAAACAGAATTAGTACACCAGGAATGCGAGCAAGAAGAGCAGCGCAGGGCACATTCATTGCTATCACAAGATCAATGCGATGAAATCCTGCGTAATATCTATTAGCTCGCACATGGTAAACGATGAAAACAACCAGAAAAGAAAAGGAATATATGGGTAAAGTCGCCAGCTTAGGATGCCTTATTCACACAGGGGCGCCGGCACTGGTTCATCATTTGCAGTGCATGACACCGAGGAATCCATATATCACGGTTCCTCTCTGCCCTGAGTGTCATGTCGGTGAATTCTCTATCCACAAAACAAAGCAGCAATTCCTGGCTGTGCATGGCAGTGAATTATCCTTGCTAGCCGAGACAATAAAGAGATTAAATCAGTGAGTCAGTGGCGCAAGTCTAAACAGACAGGACGGACAGACAGCAATCAGGCAGGCATTGTTAAGGCTTTACGCAAGATCCCGGGTGTTACAGTACAGACAGGCATGGATGACATACTCGTCGGGTACCAATCTAAGAACTACTGGGTGGAAATTAAAGAGGAGGGGAAGGTTAGCAAGAAAACCGGCAAGGTTTGGGAAAGTGAGATAAAACCGAGTCAGAAGAGGCTGTTAAAAGAATGGCGGGGAAATTACACGATATGTTGGAATATAGATCAGATACTTTGTCTTATCGGAATACGCAATTAATGATAAACTTATGCTATACTCACAGTTCAAACTCCATTTTATCCTTAACCCGGCCAGGCTCCTCCTTCTGTTTTTACCTGAGCCGGGATCTTTTTTCACAATCCGAGTTCATCAAGCACAGCGATAAAGTCAGCCAGTGTTGCCCGATCGATCTTATAGAGCAGTGCACGGCCAGCAGCAGAACTATCAACAGCAAGTACACGGGCCTCAATATCTAGGATATCAGATCCCTTAACTTTCGTGACATCGTGGTATGCCAGTTTCAATAGTCGCTTTTCTGGATCAGTAACCGAAAACCCGCTATAATCACATATCAGTAAATAACGTCCAATTGCTTGATTGAGCTTTCCGGACGACGAGCCAAGATTGTTTTTCAGCAGTGCCTGGATAGGTTTATTGCAGTAGATTGTGATTTTATTTTTCACGTCTAACCCTCATTGGGTAATGTTCATCTGTGAAAAGATTTAGATAAGCAACAGCCAGACCAACATTTTCACGACCGTATTCTGGATCGCAGAGCGCACCAACAACATTCCCCACAATGTACGCCTGCTTTTCCGGCAATGTTTTACACATGTACCGTGTCTGTGCCTTGGCCCGCTCAAATTGCCCGTCTACTAGGCTCTCAATAATGTCGCCTGTTCTATTCGTCATAGTCTAACCATCACAGGCATAATCATCGCTTTCCGCCCATCATCATGGTGTAACATTCATCACAGACAATACAAATGTCGTCAATACTATCCAGTGGGAAATTTTCATCAAATTCCTCACGACATTCCTCATCTGACCGTGATTTTTCATACACATTTTGACAATTAGCACATTTAAACTCGTTGTCTCCAATTTCTTCTGTAGTGATGTTTGTAATTGTAGCTTTACTCATAATATTCACCTATCAGTTATGCCCTCATAGTGGGGCGTGGTATAATAATTATTGATTGCTGAGAGCCTCTAAAGTGTCAGCATCAGGCCATGATGGTATGTAATCGATGTCTGTCTTCTGCTTTATATCGATTAAAATGCCGTTATCCAAGGTGATTAAAAACTCACCATCATGGGTTGAGATAGTCAGAGTTTGTATGCTGTCTGACTTGCCGATAAGGCGCCCAGTCAAATACCCGCACTCTGCTGATGCCCTTCGTAAATGTGTTATTACCTTCTGAGGTGTATCTGTGGCATAGAAATCAGCTTCACCTTGTCCGCCTATGACTATGACTGACTTACCGTCTCTCTGATGTTCATAGAGGCGCATAACTGCATTCCCAGGAACCCAGTTAGCATAGCCATAGCCGCCGTGGTCGTTATTGGTTAGACACTGGTCACATTTTTCGTGAGTGCAAGCATATACACACGTCTTGCACGTTATAGGCGCAGTTTCGTCTATCTGGTTTAGTAGCCAGTGTATATTTGTCTCAGGTAAATTAGTCATAGTATTTACTCCAATTTAATACCAGGTAACCACACTAAGCACTGACAGCGTAATAACAGCAAACATCAGGGCCAGGGTGATTTATTCCGGTGTTGTTGATAAGTGCTTTCATTGTGTTAGTTGCTATCGTGGTACGCAGCATTTACACCTTGAGCGTACGGTGACCTGCAATCTTCGTGCATGGCTTCATCCACGCTACCGAATATATTGTCGAGATACCCAAGAACAAAATCTGGTGTATCTTTCAATTCCTGTGCAGCGTAGGCGATTCTAAAATCAAGTCCAGGGAAATTACGCTTGTTAATGCTCATTTTCTTGCCCTCTTTTGATTAATTCAATAGCCACTTCGTCCATTGTTTTTTTAATTGCTGATCTATGAGTAACCTCAAGCCAGTTGTTGCCAATATGCCTATGGCCGCCGCCCATAGTTTTAAACTTATTACCACACACCTTACAAAACCACGGCTTTACTTCCCGAGTATCACCGAGATCAATTAATCTACACTCAGTTAATGCTTGTTCGACGCTTGTCATTTTACTTGCCCTATTGGTTGATATTCATTGCTTATAACTAATAATAACAACATAGGTATGACATATCAATGTGTATCGGACGAATGGTAGATTCGGGCAGACGAGTGGTAGAAATGAGAACAGAGTGAGAAAATAAGGGGTTTATGGTATAATAACTATACTAATACTCAGCCAGGCAGGTGATGGTAGAAGATGCTCCACGATATAAAACACACAGAGTATCAAATCCTGAACCGGAAGGGACAGACAGAGTGATCACCTCGCCTCCACTAATCTGCAGAGAATCAACTAGTTTAATTTCCCTGGCAGCAACAGGGGCAGGCTTAATCTCTGCATTATCAGCACGACTAAGATTATTGTACGACAGCACAGCAAGCGGACCGACAACCACACTAAGCAGGGCAATTATAAAAAATCCAGCATACTCATGTCTCATAAACCAAGCATAACACCCCGAGAGCAGATTGAGAACAAATACACATGATTGACGAATGCTAGCGTAAGGGGGTACTATTTTAAATCCAGCACAAGCGCATACAAGCGGTCACTTTAAGCAGATGAACGGTAAATGGGGATATTCTGATGGATAGACGCAAATTCTTACAATTACTGGGGATAGGTGGCGCGGTGGCTGTGACTCCTGCAGTTGTGGCTGGGGTTGACCCACTAAAGGGGCCTGCTGGCGATTTAGAAAAGTTATTCACCGCAGAACAACTATACGAGTTTGGCAACCAAACACTCATCGCTTATTGTGAAAAGTATGCAGAACATGATGCGCGTTCTGACTGCTATCTAATAGATGGTGTGAGCGGCCAGCTAGAAAAGCAATCATTCCACGGAACCCCTATTGTATGGGACGATGACGACTATGACCCAAACAGGGTATATATTGCTCGGCATAGAAGTAATGGCTAGAAAACTCACGGTAAAACAAGAAAAGTTTGCAATGGCGTATGCCGAGACAGGTAATGCAAGTGAGGCTTATCGCCAGTCATATAGTGCAGAAAACATGAAGAGGGAAACTATTGCATCTAAAGCCTGCCTGTTATTAAAGAGGGACAATGTACAGGCAATGGTAAAAATACTGCAAGCCTTAGCCAGAGAGAGTCATGGTGTAACAGTAGACACCCTGACAAAAGAGTATGAGGGAATCAGAAAAGGAGCGAAAAAAGATAAACAATACTCAGCAGCAGTTACCGCTATTACAGGCAAAGCAAGGCTGCACGGGCTGATTGACAACAATAAAAGCATTGGAGTCAACGTCAATGTTGCGATAGTTGCTCCAGCACATGAGCGTCCGGGCGAGTGGGAGCGCAGTTAGCTCAGCAGGTTGCAGCAGAGCCGGAGATAATCTGGCGAGTAGGTTCACGCCCACAGTCAAAGTTAATAAGCTGCCCGTACAATGAGATATTCTTCGGTGGTGCCCGAGGTGGGGGGAAAACAGAGGGTTGTCTCGGTGAGTGGTTAGCGCATCACAGCCATTGTGGTAAGTCAGCACGGGGGATGTTTGTCAGACATACACTCCCACAGCTTGAGCAGGTTATAGAGAGGGCTGAGGTCTTATTTGACAAGATCGCTTCGTACAATGCGCAAAAAAAGATGTTTACGTTTCACTCCGGTGGGACGCTCAAGTTTAGGTACCTGGATGGCGTAAAAGACGCTGAGAACTACCAGGGGCATGAATATACCAGGATTTATGTCGAGGAAATAACAAACTGGGCAGAGCCTGATTGTATCGATCTACTACGTGCGTGTTTAAGGTCGCCTGATGATATTGTCTGTAAGCTGATTGCGACTGGTAACCCTGGTGGCGTTGGTCACACATGGGTAAAACACAGGTATGTAGACATAGATCCGCGTGGATACAAGGCCGTGACAGAGAGATTTGAGTATGGCGATGAAGTAGCAGAGATGACACGCGTTTTCATCCCATCACGATTAGAAGACAATAAATCTCTAAGAAACAAGGCCATGTATGTGGCACAACTACACCAGGTTGGCTCACCGGAGCTTGTTAGGGCGTGGTTAGAGGGCGATTGGGACATTGTAGCCGGTGCATATTTTGAAGGGGTGTGGAATCCTGCAGTACATATAGTAGATCCGTTTGACATACCAACACATTGGATACAGTGGCGCTCAATGGATTGGGGGACAGCAAGGCCGTATGCTATTAATTACTATGCAAAGTCCCCCGAAGGGATAACGTATATAACCGGAGAGTTATACGGCTGGGGTGGCAAACCGAACGTCGGCACAGGAGAGACTGCTTCGGAGGTTGCAAGTAAAGTTGTCGAGTACGAACTAGAGATGCTACGCAGCGGGGTAAAGCTGGTAAAGAACCCAGCTGATTCGTCGATCTGGTCAAATGTCGGCAGTGATTTATCCGTAGAGGATCATTTTAGGGACCGTGGTGTTATCTGGCACCAAGCTGATAAAGCAAAGGGGAGCCGGATTAACGGAGCGCATGAACTGGTGTCAATGCTCAAAGAGGAAAAGCTAAAAGTGTTTAGCAGTTGCTATCACTGGTTAAGGACAGTCCCTTCTATACCAAGGTCACTAAAAGACCCAAATGACGTCGAAACGTCGGCAGAGGATCATTGTTATGATACTACCCGGTACGGAGTTGTGAGCCGGAGACGCAAGACAAGCACAAAAAAGACAATACATCATCGCGCAACTGTCGATATATCACACATCAACAAAAAAGTTGTTAAGCAGAAAACATATGAGGTACGGTTATGATTAGCTCAAAGATCAACAAAGACGCCCCCGATGAACTACAGGCATGGCAGAAACGTGTAGATGCGTCTGAGAAAAAGTTTGCGCCGCATATAAAGCGGATAAAGGATAACCGCAAATATGCTGTTGGAATTGATGGTAAAGGTGAGGTAACCTCACCGGCCAACATAATCCTTGCGACAAACCAGACTAATCTACCTCACATATATGCAAAAAACCCTGATGTGTCGGTAAGACCATCAAAGAGAGCAGGGACGCAGGGCGAGATGTATGAAGGCGCGAGGTTGTTTGCTGAGACGGCTGAGATTGTAGTATCGAGAGAGGCTCACGATGCTGATCTTAAAAACATCATGAAGGCGATTATACGTGCTGAGCAGACGTCGAGTGTCGGTATATTAAAAGCCTCATATCAAACAAATATCTATGAAGACCCGATAATAAAGAACAGGATAAACGACACACAGGACAATATTAGTCGGTTACAGATGCTGATCAAGCGTATGGACGAAGATGATCAGGACTCAACACAGGAGGCTATGGATCTTGCCCAGGCAGAACAATTAATGTCAGGCCTTGAAGAAAACCTCGAGGTCAAAGAGGCTGTTGGTCTTGTGTACGACCGGATAAAGATTGATGATTTTGCCATTGATCCGGCTATTGATGATTTATATGAGTATGTCAGGGCAGAGTGGATGGGGCATAGAACGTATATGACGGATGATGCAGTAATGTCAAACTACGATGTGTGTCAGGAGGACCTTAAGACCTGGCAGCACTATGAGGCAAGTCTTGATGATTATAAGTCATCGGATGCAAAGAACGAAAAAGCTAATCATCTGTGTGTGTGGGAAATATGGCACCATGCAACTAACTCAGTCTGGACGTGGGCCGTAGGCGGGGATAAGTGGTTGCGTGACCCGTACAGACCTAAAACACTTGGCAAGAGGTGGTATCCGTTCTTTCTCAAGGGCGGGACGTGGGTAGATGGATACGGATGGCCGCTGAGTGACACAGAGCAGTTAAAATCATTACAAGACGAATACGCTGATACGAGAAAGCAGCAAAAAGCACACAGAAAGATGAATATGCCTTATCTGATTGCCGATGCCGATACAGTTGATGAAAAGGATATCGGTAAGATGGTCAGGGTTGCAGAAAAAGAGATACTGCTCATCAGCTTTAATGGCCAGGACCCACGGAGGCTATTTTCTCCTGGTGCTACGGTACCCTATAACCCGGCAGTCTATGATACGAGTGCTATACGTGCTGAGGTCGGGTGGTTATCCGGATCACAGGACGCAGCACGTGGTGGGATTATACAAGCCAAGACAGCGACGGAAGCGAATATACAGCAGGCAAGTATGGGTTCGCGTACCGGTGAGCGTCAGGACGCCACTGAGGACTGGCTAACAGATGTTTTCGTCTACTCATTACAGATACTATTGCAAAACATGTCATCGGAGGACGCAAAATTAATAGCAGGCCCTGATGCGTTCTGGCCTGATGTCCAAAAAAACAAAGAGGAAATATACTCACTGGTTGAGATTGAGATTCGTGCAGGATCAACGAGCAAGCCCGATAAAGCACTTGAACAGCAGAACTGGAAGGAAATAATGCCGATCTTCTCTCAGATGATTGGTTTTGTCTTACAACTACGTCAACAGGGAATACCGGATAAGGAAAACCCCTATTATCAACTACTGGATCAGACATTAAGCCGGTATGACGAAAGGCTTGATATCGAGACAATTATCCCTGCAATGACACAGCAGCAGCCGCCGCAGCAACCTGGTGTACAACAGCCTATTGGAGGCCAAACTAATGGACAATGATATTGATGAACCTGAAGCAAAAGAAGATGACGAAGAGACTACAACGGCAAGCATTATTGACGAGATAGTCGGTGATTCTGAAGAGGATATCAAGAAAGATGAACCTGTTATCGAAGATGAACCAGGGGAAGAAGAAGGTGAAAAACCAGAGGGCAAACCTGATGATAAGCCAGAAGAGAAGCCTGAAGAGAAAG